TTGTGAGTCAGACCCAGCGGTGATAGACTGAGTGAAGCGACACCCGATGCTAGGGTCAGGGCCTCCCATCAGAAGAACCTGGTGGTGAGCTGATCTGAAGACGGAGGGAACTGAATAGAAGGGGCTACACTCTACCGATAAGTGAGTGTGATCGCCAACCGTATGAGTGGCGCTTGAAGTAACCTACGGATACAACTGAATAGATGTAACTGTCCACCTTACCTTTTTGATTCTGTGTCTCTCTTGGGTCGCGCTACCTCACAGCGCAGCAAACACAAACCCCGCCCCATTGTTTATGATGAGTATGTGGGACCCGTTCAATCAACCAGACCGTTGCGTGGATGGGCCACACAGGCTATCATTGAACAGAGTATTGATTACCGCACCTATTTCATGAAGCGTTATGACAGTGTATCGTGATGTTGATGCTGCCCGCATCGACCCTGCTATCCTTAGCAAGCAGTCTGCTATTCCCGCACCTTTGAGATCTTGGTTCGATGAAGTCCACCACCTCAAGCACAACCCAGACCAAAGCATCGCCTTCAAGGCGGGCTACTACTACGGAGTCCTCAAGCTCATCGAAGAGTATTTCGAGGCCCAAGCCAAAGACCAAGGCTGATCAACCGTACTACCTGCCCTTTGTTTACAAACGATGATGCACACCACCTACCAGCTGTTCATGGGTCGCAACATTCCACAGCGGCCCGAAGCTTTGGCTACTGTGTCGGGGGATGACTTTGCTGACTTTCTTACCAGCACTGTCAATCGGTACTTTGATAGTTGGACGGTGACTGAGGGTACCAGTTGCTGGAAGGGTGAACCAGAGGATGTGTTCATTCTTACTATCATTGCTGATAGTTATGAGGCAGCACTTGAAGTGAGGGCGATTGCTAATCTTTATAAGCAGTCGTTTTCACAGGATGCTGTGTTGATTAACTCCTTCCGATCCGATGCTCTACTTGTATGAATGACCAAATGATTACTCCTATTGAGGTTATCATGAAGATCGCCAGGCATGGGTCTGAAAGTCTCACCTATGCTGAGCGTGTCTTTGTTGTTGAGATCTTTCGAGCAGCAGCCCTTACCAGTAGGCCTGAAGTTGCGGAGATTAAGCATCGCATTCAACAGGCACATCTTGAGTACTGTTTGCGTCTTACCAAAAAGGGAGGTGAGTATGACTAAACAACACAAACCTCAATGTTTTACAGTATTTTGCTGCGGCAAGGAGGTATGTGTTTATGCCTATACAAAGGCAGAGGCGATACTAACTGCTTTGGAATTGTTTCCTGAGTTTCAGTATCACTCAATCAACGTTCTACTTACACCACAGTGGCGATGACCTTCACCATTGATCAACTGGCTGCTCACCTTGAGGACATCCTCACCTGGAGACAGCTGCGTCGACTGGCCAAGAAGAACCAGATCACTCAGTATTCTTATCTCGGTAAGAAACAACTGGCTACACTCTTGGCAATCAACACCTTCAACAAAGCACAGCGGCATGCCCTTCCCAATCCCAAACAGTGATGACTATGATGATCTCCTTTACACGCTTCAGCACATGGCTGTTGATCGGTGTACTGACTTGGTTGGCAGATGCAATGCCCATGCCGACATTCTCGACCCAGACCTTGAAGGCGACGACGCTAGTAAGCTACTCAACGCCCAGCTTGGATTGGATGGATCCGAGGATGAGATCGAAATGACTCAGAGTTTAATCTCTATCATCAGCAACATCATTGTTATCCGCCGTGCTCGCCACGCTATCCGCAATGAACACAACTCCATTGAGTCTGATACTGGGAATGCTCTTATCGGTGGTGCCGACTTCTAACACCGCCGAAGATGCCAGGCTATTGCTTGAGCTTCACACCATTCCCATTTGCTTCATCAAACGTGGCCACAACGTCCCAACTACTGTTTACCATTTCTATCGTTACCTTGATGAGTCTAAGATTGCTTATCCGCAACCAGAGACTGAGGCAGGGCGTACCTTATGGAGGCAAGCAATAGAGCGGGCAACGCCATCTAAATGTAACCAGCTGCTTGATGTAAACCACAACCTTTCCAACATTTAATGGCAACACCGGAACAACTCGCCCGTCAGTTTCAGCGAGAAACCGAAGCACGCACTGAAGCCATTACTCGTCTCAGGGAACGTACTCGTACCGCTGAGGATAGGATGTATGCAAGTGCTACGGTTTATGGTTCAGCGTTTATCAATCAAGGGCTGAATAAGATTACTAAGGAGATTGCTGACAAGATCAATCGTGTGTCTCAGGGGTGGGCCAGCGACAAGGCCCAGGCTGTTGCTCCAATCAAGGACTGTGATCCAGGCGTGCTTGCCCTCATTACGGCAAAGGGCGTCCTTGACATCCTTGGTGTACGGAGGATTGAGAGCCTGACCTACGCTGCGGCAACAACACACATCGGCAGTTTGGTGTATCACCAGATCATGCTTGATAGGTTTGCTGCCGAACAACCCGAGCTGTTTGATAAGGCAGAGGCCCACATCCATGCCCACAAAGGGTATGGGTACAAGGTCCATCGGTATCGAGCGGTGATGAGGCGCAACGAGGTGGAGATCTTGTCTTGGGGTACCAGCATCAAGCACCTGGTGGGTGGGTGGTTGTTGGATCGGCTGGCTACGGCCACAGGATGGGTGACCACACGCCTGTCTGCAACGTCCTCTAACAGCCGCATTACCTACCTGGTGTACCAACCGGAGTTCATCAAGGCGAGAGAGGCCCTGCTGGCCCAGGCAGAGGCCTTTGCGGGCTGTCTATGGCCCATGTTGTGTGAGCCGAACGACTGGTCTGATGACTTTGCGGGGGGCTATTTGACCAACGACCTCCGAAAGCTGACTCGCCTTGTCAGGACTAGGGTTTCGAGAAGGGACGCATTATTACGGGGAAGCACGGCACTCGCCATGCTGAACCGACTCCAGAAGGTCCCGTATCGGATCAACGACCGGATCCTTAAACTGGCCAATTTCTGCCAGGAACACCGCATCAGTGTGGGTAAGTTCCGCGCCGAGGAACCAACACCTCCTCCGCCAAAGCCAGAACCATGGGAGACTGCCTCTGATGAGGACAAGCTTGCTTATCGCAAAGCTCGTACTGAGATTGAGGATAGGAACTCTGCTCTGGCGCAGAAGAACTACAGAACCACAGAGGCTCTGTATGTGGCAAACAAATACAAGGGTGAAGTCTTCTGGACACCATGGTCATTCGATTTCCGTGGAAGGGTCTACCCAATTCCCACAAGCCTCAGCCCCCAGGGAACAGACTTCGACAAGAGTCTGATTTATTTCCATGAGGAAGCTGATGTGTCGGAATGGTGGTTAGCCTTTCAGGTTGCTACGACTTGGGGTCTTGATAAAGCCCCGATGGAAGAGCGACAGCAATGGGTATTGTCTAACCATGAATTCTTGACTCGTGTCGCTACTGATCCTGAAGGAACTATCTCTGAGTGGTCATCTGCTGAGGAACCTTGGTGTTTCATAGCAGCAGCGATTGAGTACCATCTCTGTGTGATTACTGGTGAAAAACAAACCAGTGGTCTACCGGTATCGGTCGATGCCACCTGCTCTGGCCTACAGCATCTCTCTGCTATGGCTTTGGACAGGACAGCGGCTGAGATGGTCAATGTGGTACCGACTCCGAAGCCTTCTGATGGCTATGCGATTGTGGCCGAGGTCGCCAAAGAACAGTTACCCGAACACCTCCATCACCTGATGACACGGAAGTTAACCAAGAGGACTGTTATGACCACACCATATGGGGTCACCGAAAACAGTGCTCGTGATTACATCCGTCAGGAACTCAAAGGTGTCGAACTGGAGAGAGGCGAACTCCAAGCAATCGTCAAAGCTGTCTATCGCTATGCGGTAAGGAAGGTCTTTGCTGGTCCCTGTGCCTCCATGGCCTTCATCCAAAGTGTTGCTGGAGAATGTGTCAAACGTGGTCAGCCCTACCTTCGGTGGGTCACCCCGTCTGGTTTCATTGTCTACCAGGAATACCGAAGGACAGAGGTCGAAAGGATCAGGACCAAGCTACTGGGACAAAGAATCGACACACAGATGTTGAAGCCTTGGGAAGATCGAGCGATTGATCTAAACAAAGCCAAGACTGCTGCTAGTCCTAACTTTGTCCACAGCCTTGATGCTGCATTGTTACATCTGGTCTTTGCTGAATGGCAGAAACCATTTACCGTTATCCACGACTGCGTGCTGGGTCGATCATCTGACATGGATGAATTGGCCGCAGCTATCCGTGACAAGTTTGTCGAGATCTATTCACAGCCTGTTCTCCGTAACTGGTCAGAGCAGCTGGGCGTAGGGTTTGATGAGTCTGTCATGATCAACACCCTGGACATTAACGATGTTCAGGAATCCTCTTACTTTTTCTGCTGATGTCTGCACCGGACTACGCCGCACTTTCCGAGCACTTTCGCTTGCGAGAGTCTGTTCTTGAAAACCTTTACGAAGAGTATCTGCTCGAAGTCGAGGCATTTGATCTGGACATTGAGTTCTTTGACTTCCTGGTCGAAGAGTGTGCTCAATACGCCTACATGAATGTTGCCCTTCAGGGTGGTGATGCTGTGGATTGTCTTGAGTCCTACGATTACGTTTATGACCTTTTGGGTGAGGAATCTAATGACGGTTGATTCTCTTGCTTACTTTGCCGAATACTACGATGTAGATCCGGCAGATATTATTGAAGCTTATCGTATCTTTGATGATACCCTTGATGACAGCGTTGAAGATGTCATTGAGCTGATCAAAGAGCACAAAGAAATCTCCACTCTTGCCGCCATCGACGAACTCCTCAATGTCTGAAAACCGCTTTATTATCACCACCTCGCTGGAAGGCTACATCAATGCGTTGAAGCCATCCGGTAAATTCAATAACTGCACCATCGGTTTCCGCATCCCTGCTGAAGAACTGCCCAAGTTTGATGCCTGCTACGAGCAGTGTATTGCTTGGGGCAAGAACAAGATGCAAGGCAAGCGTTGCACCGAAGAACTGCCCAAGTGGCAGGAAGATGGCTTCGTCAAGGTGTCCTACGGCGGCGAGGAGGGGGCTCCTATGTTCCCCTGGGTCGATACCGATGGGGTTCCTGTCGACATCGACACTCCTGTCTGGAAAGGCACCGTTGTCCGTCTTATCATCGACCTGAAGCCCTATGTGTTTGGAACCAAGGTCGGCTGCAGTTTCAAAGTCAAAGGTGCTCAAGTTCTCAAACTTGTCGGCGCTGGCGGGTCTGATTCTGGTGACCTTAGTACTGAGGACGTGGCTGGATTGTTTGGTGTTGTGGATGGCTTCAAGACAGGCGCTCCATCGTTTAAACCTGATCAAGAGGTAGAGGATGGCCCGGGCTATGATGACGAAGACATTCCGTTCTGATGCCAGCGTACCGGTCCCGCCTGGAAGAACGGCTGGCCCGGTGGATGGAGGTCAATGAACTTCCATTTGCATACGAGACCTTAAAGCTCGACTACACCATCAAGGCCGTTTATAGTCCAGATTTTATCCTACCCAATGGCGTCATCCTTGAGGCCAAGGGGTACTTCAAACCAGAGGACCGTCGCAAGATGCTTGCCGTTAAAAAGCAACATCCTAAGCTGGACATTCGTCTTGTCTTTCAAGCTCCATACAATACGCTGTCTAAGAAATCTAAGACAACGTATGCCATGTGGGCAGAGAAGAACGGATTCCTCTGGGCCATTTACAACGACATTCCACTCACATGGTTCGACTGACAGACGAATCAGAATTTGTCCGTCATGAGCCGTGTCCTAAGTGTGGCAGTAGTGATGCCCTTGCTCGTTATACCGATGGGCATGGGCATTGCTTTTCCTGTCGTCATTATGAACACGGTGACGGCGAGCCTATTACCGTTCACAAGCCTCATTACCGCATGGACTT